GGGCAATCATTAGAGATTTTTTCATGGTCATTATTATTTGGTTACATAGATATTATCAAGTCGACGTCGTATTTTCTTCGAAAAAAAAAAAAAAATAGTATAGAAAAATCAGTAGAAAAAACATAAAACGTAAAACGTAAATGCCTGGAAATCAGGTATATATATGCGAAAAACTCAGAAAAAAAGGGGGGCCCGTAAACGTAAAACGTAAAAGGTAAAACGCTGAAAACCAGGGAGTTAGGGGGCAACGCTATACCCCTCTATACGTAACGTGTTTTTAAATACTGTGACATAAGCCTGTTAAGAATATATAGTAAGGGGCTATTGTCACACTTTTGATATTTGCCAAGTTACAGTGTACATGCAAGTAAAAACCCACCTTTTCATGTAAGTATATAGTGTATACACTAATAACAATCATATGCCACAGAAATTATCACCAAAAGCTTCAGCAGCTAAAAAGAAAAGAGACTTAGCAGCAGCTAATTCACCAGACAGGAAGGCTAAAAGAGCTGATAGTCAGAAAAAGCGTAGAGAAGCTATCAAGAAATACGGTGCAAATTGGTTGGTAGGTAAAGATTACGACCATAACACAGGAAGATTCACATCGTCATCCCATAATAGAGGCGGAACGCAGGCAAAGCACAAAAAAGATGGTACAAAAGCGGAAAAGAAACAATCAAAAAAATAAAACATGGCAATAATTTATTCATACCCAGTAGCATCAGCGGTTGAAGCTGGAGATTTACTCATAGGTACTGATATAACTGGTAAACAAACAAAGAATTTTACAATACAGTCAATAATTGACTTACTACCAGCAGAAGTAAATGGTACAGTAGGTACTATACCTGTATTTACAGGGCTTAATAGTATAGGAGATTCTATTATCACTCAAGACTCTAATAAAAACGTAAAAATCGGTGAAAACGATGCAATTGGCAATTCAAAGCTAAACGTATTTAGGATTGAGGACATGACAACATCTTCACCTCACATAGCTACATTTAATGAAAGCTATTCAAACCACTCAGCGAATCTATGGCCTAATCCAGGAGATAACCCAGCTGATATATATGGTAGCGTCTCTAGAGCATCATTCACAGGCTCTGGTTCTGTTGATCAAATTATAGGTATTAATCCAGTAGGTAGACACAGCGGATCGGGATCTGTAAACTTTATTCAAGGTGTTCAGACTACAGCTAATTTAACTGGGGCTGGAAGTGCTGGTACAATGATAGCATCGTACGCTAAGGTAAACATATTCGGTACAGCTAATACAGAAATAACTGACGCTATTGCAGCGAACAATGTCTTAGATCTAAACGGATCAAATACCGTACAAAATGCATTCGGTACTTACACTAATTTATTTTTAACGGAAGGAGAGGTTAGTAACGTCGCTGTTGGTCATTATATAGATTTTGATCAAGTAAGTGCAACCACTCAAATAAACAATGCATATTACATACGTGCTGAAGATGATTCACTTAATGTAAGTGGCGAGAAGTTATTTATAAAAGATACAACTGGATTGAACTCTGAGTTTGGCGCTAATCTAACAATAGCGGACTCGCTCGAGGTAGGTTCAACTTCTCAAGCTACAGGTTCAACATCCTTAGCAGCAGGTAGTAACACACTAGCAAGCGGAACTTCTTCTACAGCAATGGGATCAAGCACAATAGCAAGTGGGGTCTTATCTACAGCAATGGGAAGAAACACAACAGCAAGTGGAATAACCTCTGTAGCAATGGGAGATCAGACAACAGCAAGTTCAGTTGGTTCTATAGCTACTGGATATAAATCGATCGCGTCGGGGGATTGTTCTTTCGCTGGTGGTGGTTTTCCTACTTTTCAATTCCCAGTAGACGGTGGTATTGCATATGGAAGTAATTCGTTTGCGTTTGGTTCTAATGCAATAGCTGGAGAAGTCTCTGGAAATATGAGTGGAGATATTGCTATAGGTGTCGGGTGTGAAGCAGATGGAGGTAATTCTGTTGCTCTTGGAAATAACACAAAAGCAACAAATAATAATTCTTTCACCGCTGGTGTTGGGAATTTAGCTTCCGGAGTATCAAGTACTGCTCTTGGCTCTGTTACTGTAGCGTCAGGAAGTAATTCATTCGCATGCGGTGATAATACTACTGCTAGCGGAGGTCTCTCTTTTGCTTCAGGTAAAGGTAATGTTGCCTCTGGAGACGGAAGTATTGTTATGGGTGGAATTGGAACAGGTATAAGTACTGCGGCTGGTACAGCTAGTTCGGTGTTTGGAGGTTTACAGAATACTGCAAATGGAACAAACAGTACCATAGTAGGTGGGCAGAAAAACAACATAGATGTTAATTCTAGTGATTCAGGTATTATAGGTGGTGAAGACAACGAAATGACCGCTGGCTCTACAAACTCTATTCTTTTAGGAGGTATAGGATTAAGAGGGGGTGGTATAAACCAAACAGTTGTTGGAGTAGCTAACGTTAGTAGAAATGATGCGAAGTTTATTGTAGGTGTTGGAGAGTACACAAATTCTACTACTATTACTAGAGAAAATGCGTTTGTAGTAAAAGACGACGGACAGATAGTATTAGATCAGTACACAAGTAATGACTTTCTATCAAACACCTACACATTTCCAGTATTAAACTTAGATGGATCAGGTAAAATTAACAAAGGTAATCTTGCTGATATGTTGCCAGAAGTTCCACCAGAAATGAAAAACACTTCACATACTTTTCAAAGTGGATCTAATGTAAACTTAGGTGCATCTACTAAAGGAATAGTAATAGCTAGTTGGACAGTTGTTGGTTCTAATAACCCAGCAACAATAACACTTCCTCAATCCTCTAATAACTTAAATAAACTTATAACAGTAGTTACATCAGCATCGTTTGGAAATGTTGGAGGTACTAATATACTAGGTATAAAGCCTGCGTTTGGAGATACTATAAATGACACTACAGCACCTAACAATGTAATTGAACTAGATAAGGCTTATGAATCAGCTGAGTTTTATGCTACTTCAGATGGTTGGATTATGCTACGTAAAACAATTATTTAATATACATAAAAAGTAAAAAACAAAAAAAACGAGTAATGATACTATCATAGTATTAAGAATTAAATCTAATTAAATCATGTCAGACAAAATAGTCAAAAACCTGAATTTCGGGGAAGACGCCAAGAACACGGTGTTTAAAGGAATAGAAAAACTAACAAAAGCTGTAAGCTCTACATTAGGAGCTAGTGGTAAGTGTGTAATACTAGAAGATGGTAGTGGTAAACCAGTTATAACCAAAGACGGTGTAACAGTAGCTGATTCAATAGTGTTATTAGATCCTGTAGAAAATATGGGAGCTACGCTTTTAAAAGAAGCTGCTAGAAAAACAGTAAAAGAAGCTGGTGATGGTACAACAACTGCCACTGTTTTATCGCACTCTATACTTAAACATGCTTATAAGTTAGATAAAGATTACAACGATAGAGATTTAAAAAACGGTATAAATAATGCTGTTGCAAAGGTTGTAAAATACCTAGAAAGAAATTCTATACAGGTGAAAGGAGATATGATTGACTCTGTAGCCACGATTTCAACAAACAACGATCCTATTTTAGGTAAAGTCATAGGAGATGCTTTTAGAGCAGTTGGAGAGACTGGAGTTGTTATGATGGAGAAAACTAGTGATTCTGAAACATACGTAGATGTTGTTGATGGTGTACAATACGATAAAGGAATAACAAACTCTAATTTCGTAACTAATAAATCAACAAAAGAAGCTGTACTTGAAAATCCACTAGTACTACTAGTAGATTCACCAATCGATAGCATTAGGCAAATACAATCAGTGTTAGAGTATGTTATCAAAAACAACAAATCATTATTAATAGTTGCTGATATAGACCAACCAGTTTTGTCGGCTTTAGCAATGAATAAGGTAAAAGGTAATATTAAAGTAAACGTTATTAACGCACCTACTTTTGGTATTAACAAAAAAGATACTTTAATTGATTTATCAATGCTTACTGGAGCTACTATTATAAATGAAGACCTTGGAGATGATTTAGATTTAATATCAGTTGATAAATTAGGTGAATGCGTAAGAAGTGTAACTGGAGAGCAAGACACTATAATACAAATAAAAGAAACACCTGAAGAAGTAAATGAGCTTATTGTCAAAATTAAAGAACAGCTTGAAACCGAAAAATCTCCTGCAAACGTTATACGACTTGAAACTAGACTTGCACGCTTATCTGCTAAGGTTGCAATTGTTAAGGTTGGAGCGAATTCAGACATCGAACTTAAAGAAAAGACAGATAGAGTCGAAGACGCGATCTGCGCTACAAAAGCCGCAATTAAAGAAGGTATAATTCCAGGAGGAGGTATTGCACTGCTCAACGCGTCTACATACGTAAAAGCTAAAAACAAAGGTGAAGAGGTTTTACTAGAAGCTATAAAAGCTCCTTACGAAACTATTCTTTCTAACGCTGGTTTAGAATTGGTTTATCCTGAAAAGAAAAATAGAGGGTTAAACGTGGTTACAGGTAAAGACGTAAATATGGTACGAGCTGGTATTATAGATCCATTACTGGTTACTAAAAGTGCTTTAAGAAATGCGGCTTCAGTAGCAACTACTATATTATCTACAGATTGTGTAATTAATAACTTAAGAGTTGGAGATGAAAGCAATAGGTAGAAATTTAATTATAAAGAAAATAAAAGAAGGTACTACTAAAACAAAAGGTGGTTTACTTCTTGCAGAGTCTCATAGAGAAGATGTTAGATATATAGAAGCTAGTATAGTTTCTATTGGAAGTGATGTAGTTGGTGTAAGTGAAAATGATATTATTTTCTTTGATAGACACGCCGGTCACAAAATAGAAATAGATAAGGATTTTTATCACGTTATCAAACTAGAAGATATAGTTGTTGTTTTATGAAAAGACTAGAAGCAAGAGATGTTAAAGACATGAACTTGTTAAAACATTATCGTATAATACGTAAATGGGCCTGTAAAAACAACAATCTTAATGATGCTGATTTAGAGCTTCTAATATATCTTGACTGTATGGAGCATTTCTCTAAACAAGATTTTAAAACAGGTTCTTATTCATATAGTTGGGATAATCGACGTTGGAATAAGCTTTTAAAAGCTGGTTGGATAAAGGTATGGAGACCTAGAAATAGAACCACACAGTTATATAATATATATCAAGTTTCTTTTCAATGTAAGCAACTCATAAATAGAATATATAGAATAATGCTAGGTGAAGATGACATACCAACTAGTTCTAGAAGAAATAAAATAATGAAAGGTAATAGTTACACGGATAAAGTTTTAACTACAGCCATATATAACGTTAATAACGATAAACAAAGATAACTATGTATAATAAAAAAAAATCACCAAACAAGTTTCTGTCAGCTGGAATGGCGGCTCTAGGCGCTACTAGTAGAACAGGTGTTAATCAAGTTAATTCATTTCCATTAGACCAACAGCAACTACGAGATAGTTTTGGTGGAGGAGCAATTACTGGAGTTTTAAAAGCGGCTAAAGCGGCTAAAGCGGCTCAAGAGGTTCAAGGAATAGGTGCTGCGCCAAGCACAGGAATTGTTGGTGCTGCTCCACAAGTAAGTCAAGCAGCTCAAGCAGCTCAAGCAGCTGTAAACGAAGGAGCAGCTATGGGTGTAAGTAATCCTTTAGCTCCTGGAACTGGAGGACCGGCTGGTAGCTCAAATCCTTTTGGAGGACAAAAGTTTGAAATAACACCAGTGCAAATGACATATGAAACTCCTATACCAGGTAACGAAAGAGGTAATGCTAATCCGCTTTTTAATGAGTCTGTAACTAATGCTGGAAACACAATGTTTGGAGATGTTGGTCAAAGACAAAGATCATTACAAAATCAAGCTGGAGATATTCAAGCTACACAATATATTAAAGATCCATCAGCTCTTCAAGGAAATGCATTTGGCTCAGCTATGGATCAATCTGAAGGTGATTACGATAAAGCAAAAGAAATTATAAAAAATAAATAATTATGGCAGAAAAAGTAATAAAAGCTAATGTTAACGCGGGAGGCGTTGTTGGTGAAAACACTATATGGGATGGACCATTAAGTCAAGTAGGTAGACCACATGGTAAAGGATCTAGTAGCGGCGCTAAAGGTATGAAGTTAAAATTAGCTGATTGCGGTTGTGATTCGTTAAAAGGACCAATCACTCAAAGAGCTAAAGGATAAAATGGGATCGCTAGGAGATATAAAACTATATATGATAAACGCTAGTGCTTTAATGGTGTCTATGTCTAACGTAGACGTAATACTCAAACTAACTCTATTAGCAGTGTCTATTGGTTATACTATTCAAAAATGGTATAACTTAAATAAGAAATAAAATGGCAAAGTTAGAAAAATCTAAAATGGCTTGTAACAAGCCTAAAAAGACTCCAAGTCACCCTACTAAGTCTCACGTGGTAAAAGCTTGTTCAGGAGGTAAAGAAAAAATAATTAGATTTGGACAACAAGGAGTTAGCACTGCTGGTAAACCTAAAAAAGGTGAGTCAGCTAAGCAAAAAGCTAGACGTGCTAGTTTCAAAGCTAGACACGCTAAAAACATAAAGAAAGGTAAAATGTCTGCTGCTTGGTGGGCTGATAAAGTTAAATGGTAAAAACAAACACTATGGATAAAGGTAAAAAATACGATCAAAAAGAAGCTTATAATAAGAATTTAAGCGCTAGTGCTAGATTACATTATTTAGAAAACGCTAGACACGATACTGATTCTGCAGCTAAAATGGCTTACGGAGATTCACCAGCTAAGATGCAGGGATCTTTTATGTCTAAACATTGTCAATCAGGTTTTCAAAAAGCAAAACCAGACACTCCTGCTAAAAAGAAAAGCTGCAAGTACTAGTATGGCGTTTAAACTTAAACCACCGTATGAAGTAGACAATACTCCTATATATCAAGTTGATATGGAGGAAGGTGTTTTAGGTATGGCTAACAATAATGGCACAATACTTATAAACAAGTATTTAAACCCGAGTCAATGTAAGAAAGTAATTGACCACGAGATGATTCATATTGATCAAATAAAACGTGGTGATTTAGATTACGACGATGATAATGTATACTGGAAAGGTAAAAAATATTCAAGAGCTCAAATGAAAGAAGGAGCTAAAAACTTACCTTGGGAGGCCGAGGCTTATAAAAATTCATAAATAAACAAATTAAAAAAATGGCAAAATTAAAAAACTCTACAAAGCCACCATTCTACAAAACTGGACCTTTACATCTTCATAACGAAGAACATGATGGACCTAGTAAGCCATCAGAAACAGCAAAAGCTGAAGTAGGTGAGGTACCTGGATTACAGGAAATCCAAAAAAGGTTTGAAGGTAAGTATAAAGTTACACCTAAAAAAGGTAAATATAACGAATACACTTTAACAGATAAAAGCGGTGGTTCAGTTTCTTATTCTGCTGGAAAAAAAGTTAAAAAAGATAAAAGAACTCTCGCTCAAGCTATAAACGAGTCAATTAAATGAAAAAATTATTTCAATGGCTTACCGGAGGAGTAATAAAAGAGGTTGGTAACGTTATTGATAAACTTACTACAACTAAAGAAGAGAAACTAGAGGCTCAAAGATTAATACAAGAAATATTAGAAAAAGCTGATAGTGAAGCTCAGGCTCAAGTTACTGACCGTTGGAAAGCTGATATGCAAAGTGATAGCTGGTTGTCTAAGAATATAAGACCTATGGTTTTAATATATTTAACATTTATATTTAGTGTTTTATCTTTTGCAGATGGTAATATAGGTAGCTTTAAAGTAGATGAATCTTATACGCCAATATTTCAGTCTTTACTTATAACAGTATACGGAGCTTACTTTGTTGGTCGTACTTGGGAAAAAAATAAAAAATCAAGTGATAATAAAATTAAGTAAAAATAAAACTAATTAAATCAAATCAAAATGTCAAAAATCAAAAAAGAACAATTAGAGAAAATTCAAAGTCAACAAAGTAGACTTCAAGCTATATTTACGGATATAGGTGCTTTAGAAGCACGCAAGCACGAAGCTTTACACGCTCAAGCTTCTATTTCACAAGAAATAAATATTACTAAAAAAGAGCTTGAAGATGAGTACGGGGCTATCAATATTGATATTACAGATGGTAGTTATACTTCTATTGAAGAAAAAGATGATACTGAATTATCAGTTGTTAAATCAATCAACTAATGAGCTCTGTAGTTAGAAAAATAAGTATAGGTTCTGATTACAAAAATGATGCAATGCATTATGCTGTAGGTCAACAAGTTTATGGAGGTCACACTATATCAGCTATATTGTACTCTGAAGACGATAACTCTTACAGCATCTATATCAAAAAGAAAGACGAAGTAATGCCATGGAAGAAGTTTAATTCTAACATGGCTATATCTGTTGAATATGATCTAGAATACTAATGAAGAGTTTATTTGACTTTATTGTAAGACCAACAAATAAAAGATACGACAACGAAATTAAAATAGGTGACAAAAGCCTTATAACTAATAGTAACACTGAAGATTTTAAAGCTGTTAGCAATAGAGCTGTGGTAGTTTCTACTCCATCAGCATATTCTACGTTAATTAAAGAAGGTGATATAGTTATTATACATCATAACGTTTTTAGAAGCTTTTTTGATATTAGAGGTAAAAGAAAAGACAGTAGATCTAAGTTTGTAGACGATCTGTACTTTTGCTCACCTGATCAAATATACCTATATAATAATGGTAATACTTGGAAATCTTTTCAAGATAGATGTTTCGTAAAACCATTGTTAGATAACAACGATCTAACGCTGGATAAAGAGAGAAAGCTTATAGGAATACTAAAATATGGTAATAGTTCCTTAGAAGCTGTTAAAATCGTTCCTGGTGACCTAATAGGTTATACTCCATATGGTGAGTTTGAATTTATAATTGACGGAGAACGTTTATACTGTATGAAATCAAATGATATTGTAATTAAATATGAATATAAAGGAGACGAAGAAGAATATAATCCTAGCTGGGCAAAAAGCAGTTGAGGAATTAATAAAAGTAGCTAAAGAAGCTATTGTTGATTCTGATGATGATATATCTGCTGACCGCCTTAAAAATGCTGCTGCTACGAAAAAGTTAGCTATTTTTGATGCTTTTGAGATTCTAAAACGTATTGAGGACGAAGAAAACATGCTTAACGAAAAACCTGTAGAAAAGAAAGAGAAAACTTTTAAAGGTTTTGCAGAAGGAAGATCTAAGTAATGTACGAGCAATCACTATATAAAATACTACCCGATTATATTAAACCTAAAGTTATAAATAAAAAAAATAGATATAACAAGTGGGAATACGGCTATAATAAAGAGTTTGATATAATTGTTATCAGTAAAACTGGTAAAATAGGTGATATATACGAAATACAGAACATTAAAATCGCTTTACCAAAAGAAGATGATGTTGTGAAATTTGAAGGAAACAAATGGAGACATACTAAGTATCCAAAAGAACTTTCAAAAATAAAATCAGTATTTGATTGGGACGAACTCCCTTTACAGTTCAAAGAAGAATGGTATGATTACATTGATAAAGAATTTAAAAGGCGTGAAGAAGGTTTTTGGTTTTATAACAAAGATGCTCCTTGCTACATTACTGGTACTCATTACATGTACTTGCAGTGGTCCAAAATTGATATTGGGCAGCCAGACTTTAGGCAGTCAAACAGATTATTCTTTATATTCTGGGAAGCTTGTAAAGCAGATGTACGGTGTTACGGAATGTGTTATCTTAAAAACAGGCGATCAGGTTTCTCTTTCATGGCATCAGGCGAGACGGTTAACCAGGCAACAATATCTACAGATTCAAGATTTGGCATTTTATCAAAGTCCGGGCCAGACGCCAAAAAGATGTTTACTGATAAGGTCGTACCCATCTCAGTTAATTACCCCTTCTTCTTCAAACCAATCCAGGACGGTATGGATAGGCCGAAGACAGAACTCGCGTACAGAGTACCCGCGTCAAAATTTACGAGAAAGAAGCTTGATACAAACGAAAAGCTACAAGAGATCACCGGGCTCGACACGACGATCGACTGGAAGAATACCGGGGACAACTCGTACGATGGTGAAAAATTAAAACTATTAGTCCACGATGAAAGTGGTAAATGGGAAAGACCTACAAACATACTAAACAACTGGAGAGTTACAAAGACTTGTTTGCGATTAGGTTCTAGAGTTATAGGTAAGTGTATGATGGGATCAACATCAAATGCTTTAGATAAAGGTGGTGAGAATTTTAAAAAGTTATATTATGATTCTGATGCAACAAAAAGAAACCGCAACGGACAGACTAGCTCGGGACTATATTCTTTGTTCATACCTATGGAATGGAACTACGAAGGATTTATTGATTCTTATGGAATACCTGTATTCGACACACCAAATGAGGAAGTTTTAGATCCTTTAGGTGATATTATAGATCAAGGCGTTATAGATCATTGGCAAAATGAAGTTGATGGTTTGAAAGATGATCAAGATGGATTAAACGAATACTACAGACAATTTCCTCGTACAGAAGAACACGCTTTTAGGGATGAAGCTAAAGAGTCTCTGTTTAATCTGACTAAAATATACGAACAAATAGATTACAATGCTGACTTACAAAATACTTCTACCATTACAACAGGTAGTTTTATGTGGGAAAATGGCGTGAAAGATAGTAGAGTGTTGTTTTACCCAAACAAAGATGGAAGATTTAGAATATCTTGGGTTCCACAAGCTGAACTACAAAATAGAATAGTAATAAAAAATGGTATTAAATACCCTGGTAACGAACACTGCGGAGCTTTTGGTTGTGATAGTTATGACATATCAGGTACTGTTGACAAAAGAGGCTCTAATGGATCTTTACATGGTTTAACAAAATTCTCTATGGAAAATGTACCACCAAACATATTCTTTTTAGAATATATAGCTAGACCTCAAACTGCTGAAATATTTTTTGAAGATGTATTAATGGCTTGTGTATTCTATGGTATGCCAATATTAGCAGAGAACAATAAGCCTAGATTATTGTACCATTTTAAAAGAAGAGGTTATAGAGGTTTTTCAATGAACAGACCAGACAAGATATATAATAAATTATCTGTAACGGAAAGAGAGATAGGTGGAGTGCCTAACTCTAGTGAAGATATGAAACAAGCTCATGCAGCAGCTATAGAAACATACATAGAGGAAAATGTGGGTAATACACCTAACGGTTTTGGAAGTATGTATTTTCAAAGAACACTAGAAGACTGGGCTAAATTTAATATAAACAACAGAACAAAACACGATGCATCTATAAGTTCAGGATTAGCTATAATGGCTTGTAATAAAAACAAGTATACACCTGTAGCTAAAAGAGAACGTAAAAAAATAGACTTAGGTATAAAGAGATATAACAATAAAGGAACATCGTCAAAAATTATAAGATAAATGAAAGTATAC